CGAAAAGATTTTGCAAGATGTTAAAATCTTGCAAAAGGTTAATCGTGTGCACCGTGAAGCTTTTGTAGAAAAGTTTCCGGGCCAGGTCGAACACTGCCTGCGTCTTGTGATGGAACGCTTGCAAGCCGGCCTGGACAAACGCGATGGAGTTGATCCCAGCCGTCCCGACACTTGGCGCATGAGCACAGTGGAAATCGCTGATCTGGCCGAAGCTGCCAATTATCTTACACAAATTAGATCCAGCTTATCATGATAGATCGAGCCTTGCTCATGCGTCGTGCCTTGAGATGGGTCTGCGAGCGAGAAAAGTTGCCGGTGGGTAATTTACATCAATTGCCCACGCTTACACGATTGCGACTTGAAGAATATGTGATATCTGTGGCCGAGGACATGCAGTACAACCAACTGCGTTACTTTAGACCATTTGCACATCAGATCGGCTTCTTTGAAACCGGACACGCTGACCGTAGAGGCATCTTGGCTGCAAATCGTATCGGTAAAACTGTTAGTACCTGTTATGAAACAGCATATCATTTAACTGGTCGATATCCTGACTGGTGGCCTGCTACAGCCAAACGGTTCACAAAGCCGGTAACTGCCATGGTAGCCGGTGAAGGCTGGAGCCAAGTGGCCCTGGTGTTGCAGAATGAATTGCTGGGCACTAACGATGTCAAGATACGCGACAGTTTAGGCACCGGAGCCATACCTCGAGATCTAATTCAATTCGACACCATGCGTAGCGACGGCGCCAACTGCATTGGTGTGGAAATTCGACATACAAGCGGAAGCAACAGTTATTTGCTGTTTGCCAACTACACACAAGAGGTTCGTCAGATGCAGGGTTTTAAACTGAACCTGGCCATATTTGATGAACAACCACCCGATGACTTCTTCAGCGAAATTGTAACTAGAACTGCCACCACACAGGGACAAGTGCTTTGCAGTTTTACACCGTTAAAAGGTCTTAATGGCCTAGTAAGTAAATTTTGGAATCATGAGGAAGGCTACGAACACATTAGGGTAAGCTGGGATGATGTGCCCGAATACGATCCCTGGCATGAACCATTCTTGTTGATGGCCACACGCTTGCAACTGGAAAGAGATTACTTGCCACACGAGCGTGATGCTAGACGCAATGGTGTTCCGGTCATGGGCAAAGGTGCAGTGTTCCAAATTAGAAACTGGCCCACATACCGGACCGGCGACTACGACTTCCGCAACACACATGGCCTACACAGGATCATTGCACTTGACCTGGGCTTGGTAAACGACAAAACAGTTATCTCGTTAATGTATTGGCATCCCACCGAGCGTGAAGCTTGGTTGCATCATCAGATAGTTGTGAAAGGCACCGAAGAAGCCAATCCCATAAACTGGATCAATCACCTCATGAGACCTGAAGTGTTTGGCACGCCCATAGTGTTACCGGCTGATGCCGGCACAGTGGGCCGATACACCATGAGCAGTTTGAGCCTGCGTCAAATGTTTGAACAGTACGAATTAAATGTGCATCCCGAAGCCATCATGAACCCACCAGATGATCAAGGGCACAGAACCAACCATAAAAGTTTTGGTATCAATGTCATGCGTCAAATGCTGGAACTGGGCACACTGCATGTAAATGAAAACTGTGTGGAATTTTTGCGTGAAGCACAAAATTACTATGTGGATGAAAAGGGCAGATTCTCAGATCCTGACGACTGCATAGACTCAGCACGCTATGCCCTGTTAGGATGTCTAAATGATCTAGCCGAACCCTGGGATGATCGCAGTCCACAAGCAAGATTTGCAGCAGCCAAACACAACATGCGAGTCATGCAAGCACAACGCAACAATCAAGCGGATCGTCCAGTCTGGAAGCGCAGTTGGAGCGCAGATGCCTGATAGTGTAGGTGGTAAATAGATAATAACCCAATTGGAATACAAAATATGTTAGATCTTCGCAATGTAGTAGTAAGCAATCTTAATGGACACACCGGTATAATGGGTCGTTTTGTCAAAATGAAGAGCTTGCTGGATCAAAAATGCGCAGCCAACTTGAGATTGTTGGCCACCAAAAACAACATCAATAGACTCAGCGATTACCATTATCTTAATTTGGCAGTTACAGACTCTACAGATCCGGTAAATGATCTAGACTACATACATCCGGTGGTAAAACCAGTTGTGGATTATGCCACCAGTGTAATCACCAAGGGCATGGCACAAAATGGCGAGATCAATTTTGAGTTTGTGGCCGACAACGAAGATGATGAAGAGGCAGCACGCCAAGCCACCAACATGGTACACAAGCTGATCAACCAAAACAACGATCCACACTTTATCCTACAACACTGGGTCATGGATGCTTGTTTGCACAAGAATGGTGAGATGTTGGTTGCTCCCATGCGCGAAAGTTTTGTGCGCTACATTACCACACAGGGCACACAAGAGCAGTTAAAAGCATTTGAACAACAGGCCTCCGAAGCTGGACTTAGTGCACTTAGAACCAGCAAAAGAAAAAAACATGTGGACCTGGCGCAGGTTCTAAAAGAAACACAACAACATGCAGCCGGCCTAACTGCCCAACAACACGAAGAAAATATCAACAAACTTCTTGAAAGCAGCCAAGCCATTGCCGGTGGCGATCTAGAAGCCACACCCGATGTAGAAAATGTGCAACTGCGTGACACCGAAGATGCCATTGGTGACAGCATCAACCGCAACACAGTGTATGAAGCCAAGTACAAACTGACCGGCTACAACCTCAACATCCGGTTCCGCCCAATTGCACAACACTATTGGATGTGCGATCCCACTGTGATCTCGATAGAAGAACAACCCTTCTGTGGATTCTACAAGCCCATGAGCATACAGGAAGCCTATGAACTGTATCCTGACATTGATCTAGAGGAGTTCAAAGTCTATGCCGAATATTCCAATGTTGGTTCATATCAAGCTGGATCACTACTTAATAACCTTGCTATCCATGCTCGGGATAGTGTTCCTATTAATGGACTTCCTGCACAAGGCTATTCCGCGCAGGAGCCTGAAGCAAGACAGGTCACTGTTCTTACTGTGTGGAATCGTTATGATATTGATAATGATGGAGAGTTGGAACTTGTGGAACTTATATACAGCGGGCAATATGTGATATCGGCTCGTGAAGTGGAATTCATTCCGGTGGCCAACATGGTTCCCAAGCCCTTGGCACAAAACTTTTACGGTATGGCCATTGCAGAATCAGTAGTGCCCATGCAAGAGTACATGACATCGGGTTATAGAGCCGAACTGTTAACCGGACTGTTACAAGCCACTCCCAGAATTGGTGTCAAACCCGATAGAGTGGACTTTGAACAAATACAAGATGGTGATGCATCAATCTTTATACTAGATAGCAAATTCAATCCCGCAACCGATGTATACGCCATGCCCATACCACAAGGCAATCCCACATTCCTAGACAACACTCTAGCCAGAATGCAACAGGATCAAATGGCCATGGTGGGCATGACTAGTCCACAAGATGTGTTCAATCCTGAAGTAATGGATCCCGGCAATAGCGGTGCCAAATTAAACCTGGCTCTAAGTCCCAATCAAGTGATTCAAGACAACACTGTCAAGAACTGTTCCGAAGGTTTAAAAGATGCCATCTGGTTGATCTGGCGTACCCTGATTGCACACGGCGACGACTACGGCGTCAAGAAGCTGGCACAACAGTTCCATCCTGAAGGCAAGGCCGAATTCTTGGACTACAAAGCATTTGATGACATGAACTTTAACGAACGCAAGACCATACACATTGATCTTGCCTTGGGCATGAAGAGTGAAGAGAACAGCCTACAACGCTTGCAAATCATCAAGCAAGCACAACAAGGACTTGCACAAGAAGTTGCACAAGGCGTGCAAATGGGTGCCTTGACTCCGGGCTCGTTCAAGAAAATGCGTCGCACCTACGAAGACATGTTGTATGTGTTGGGCGTGAAAGAAGCCGATGTTTATTTGCTGACCGAAGACGAAGTCATGGAAATGGTCAAACAGGCCAAAGCGCAAAGTGCCAACCAACAACCCAATCCCAAGGATGCGGCCGACATTGCACAGAAACAAAGCGTGGCACAACTTAATCAGGTTCGTGCTCAAGAAATTGCAGCCAACACACAAGGCACCAGTGCCAAGATGCAGTTGGATGGCTTCTCCCTAGTGGGCGAACACAAAGCCCGTGCTTTCTAAAGTATAAATAAAACTACTATTAGAATTTAGAATTGGAACTGAAATGTTAGATCAAGATGTAGTTGATGCATTCAATGCTCGTCCTCGAGTGGACCTGAACAACATCAAAACCATGAGCGCCAGCCAACAGGATCGTGTCAAGGTTTGGGGTTCACAGGCCGAGAACTTGTTGAGCAATAGAGAATTTGCCATGTTTGTGCATCAGTTTCGATTTGAAATGATAGATGTGTTGAGTGAAATTAGAACTCACACCGAAACAGATAATATCACCCGCGTGGCAATTACAAATCAGCTGGCGGGTGTAGACAGTTTTATTGCTTTGCTTAAAAGAGCAAAGTACATGAAAGATCGAGTGGTAACTCTTCAAGAGCAGAAGTTAAGCTCTAAAGAGCCCGGCTTATAAAAGGAGAATCTATGGAAAACATAGTAGCAGATCGCCCTAATCTCGTACCCGAGACGGTCCCGGTCCAAAATGTCAGTACCGGCTTGGATGCAATAGCACAAAAGATGGCCGCAATGAAAGAAAACACATTGCGTAACCAAATGAGAGCTACCGAAGCCACTGAAGCAGGTTCAACCAAGACGGCAGTCGAGGAAGCACCTGTGGCCCCCGAAGGAGTCAAAGTCAAAGATACACCAATCCGTGACGATGAGCCAGAAGTGAATGAGCCAGAAGTTGAAGCACTAGAAGCTGATGACGGTGAAGCCAACGAAGAAGTACATGCCCAGGACACACCTGTAAGCACTACGGATTCGAGTAGCGAAGACATAATCGACTTTCTTGAATTTGCAGAAGAGAACCCGAACGCCCGGTTCAAGTTCAAACGCAATGGAGAGACAATCGAGATCGACGCGAAAAAGGCAGCAGCCATTTTAGGCCAAGGAGCTGCAATAAGTGAAGATGCAAGACGGTTAAAGATTGACCGAGCCGAGTTCGATGAATACCTAGGTACCAAGCGAGCCGAGACAGAAGGTCTTTTACTGGCAATGGAGTTTACCGTAGCGCCCCAAATTCAACGGGCTTACGATGAAATCATTAAGACGCAGAGTTATCAGAACACATTTCAACAGCAATTGGCCAACACAGTTGATCCCGCAGCCCGGGCACGAATACAAGCCAATATGCAACAGAATGAGCGATACATTGCACAACAAAGTGCTATGGTCAAACAGTTGAAACCAAACCTGGATCAATTCTATCAGATTCGCAAGAATCAAGTTGCTGAAGTACTTGAGAACAATCGCAAGGCCTTCAAGGACAAAGAATTGAAAAACAGCGCCATATATGAAGAAGTTCGTGAAAAAGTTGGAAAGGGTTGGGCAGGTGCAAAAGGACAATTGGTTCCCGGCATCAACAATATTGATTTGATATCAAGTGATGAACACATTTTGAGTTTGTTGCGTGATGGATTGAGATATCGTGATCGACCTGCTACCAAGAGTGCTGGCAATAGTATTGCTGCCTTGACCACACGCAAAGGTTCTACTAGCATTCCAAGCCGTTCAGGTAATGAACTTACCGATCTTCAACAAAAAGCCAAGGCGGGCGATGTTAATGCCCAAAACAATCTACTAGTGGCCAAGATGAACGCTATGCGAGCAGGCAGGTCAGGTAGAAGATAATGCTAATATAAGGAGAATTATTATGGCAGGTTTTAATAGCACAACAGCTATCGGCAATGGTACCACTTCATATCAAACAGATATCGTTGTCAAAGATTTAGATTTAGATGTAAGCAACAGAGTTAAAGACGATACACCTGTGTTGAACATGTGTATGGCCAAAAAGCGTAAAGTAGTTAGCACACTACCATTGTGGACCAACGATGTATATCGTTTACCACAGACTCAAGCACAACAAGAAGGTGCAGCAGTTAGTTCAGCACAAGTTGAACAACAAAGCCGTGCCAACTTGGGCAACTACACACAGATTTTCTCTACAGTAGTTGGTGCAACTGGCACAGCTCGTGCAGTTGAGCAATCGGGCGGCGACCCACAGGCCTACATGGAAGTGAAACAACTCATCGAGCTCATGTTCGATGTGGAAGCACAAATCGTTCGTGCTGACCAAATCGGAACCAAGTATTCAGGACAAGCTGGTATTGCTGCTGGTATTGGTATTCCTGCAACAGTGTTCACATATCCCACAGGCGATGCGAACCCAAACAACACCAGCGCCAATGTCACAGTTGGTAGTGCTTATGGAGTTGCTGGTTACACCATTGGTGCAACAACTTACTCTAGCGCATTGGGTCGTAGAATGGGTTCATTGAATGCTTTCGCTGGAACACACAGTTTCAACCCAGCCGCAGGTTCAACATATTACACAGTGTTCAACACTGAGTTAACCGATGTTACCACACAAGGCACTGCAAACACTTGGGTTATTGGTGGTTCACTATCAAGTGGTTCACTAAGCAACACTGGTGAAGGTCTAGGTAGTTCATTCTATTCTTACACAGGTACACTACAACAGTTTGCACCTAGCTTGTACAAGCAATTGGTTACAACTGCTGAGCAAAGATTCAATGCAAAAATCCGCACAATCGTTTGCCCAACAAGTTTAAGAACTCACCTAAGTGATACAATGCCTACAAGCCGTAGTATCAACCGTGTGAACAGTGAGCGTGGTGACACAATCGCTACATACGAAGGCGACTTCAACTACACATACGAGATTTTTGATTCTTGGATCATGGATCAAGTTGGTAGTGGTAACCAGATCTACTTCTTGAATGAAGAAGTTCTACAGTGGGGTTCATTGCGTGACCTAGGACCAAACAACGAAGTGTTCTCGAACGCTGACGCAAGTTTGGATCAATTCCTATTGGAAGGAACATTGATTGTTCGTAACCCAGCAGGCGTTGCAGTATTGCATGACATCAGCTCTACAGGTGCTTATGTTGGCTTTACAGGTTCAGGTGCTACAACTATTACTGGTGCTACTCGTACCGCAAGTAATGTTGTACGCTTAAATGCTTGGGACAACAACAGTTTTTGATATTAACTAAATTATTAGTTAGTTATTAACCTAAACTAAATAAAAAGGAGTGCTAGAAATAGTGCTCCTTTTTTATTGGAGATATGAATGGAATTAAATGAATTTGAAAAGATGAAATTGTTTATGCGTAAAGTTCGTGCACGATATACACAACAATTATGTCAGGCAAGAAATAGAAAAATTGAATGGTTGTTTACATTTGATACCTGGTGGAAGATGTGGGACGAGTCAGGCAAATGGGAACAACGCGGTCGCAAGTCAAATCAATATTGCATGGCACGCCGAGGTGATGTTGGACCATACAGTCCAGACAATGTAGATATAGTTTTATGTTTTAAAAATAATTCAGATGCACATACTGGCAATACACATAGTAAAGGTCGGGCGCTTACAGAAGAGCATAAAGAAAAATTACGACAAGCTAAAATAGGACACAAACAAAGTGATGAGACAAGACTTAAAAAAAGTTTAGCCAATAAAGGTCAACCATGGAGTGAGGCAAGGCGAGCCGCACACCGACAGGCTTGGAACAAAGGTCTTACCCGAGCCACCGATAGCCGTGTTGCCGCATATGCTGACAATTATCCAGAGAATAGAAAAAGTAAAATAGATTAAACAAACAAAGCCCCTTAAACGGGGCTTTGTCACGATTGGTAAATACTGTATGATTACTAATACCAATTACAATGAATTTGAAAACTATCAGGACAAGAGTTATCTAGATGACCAAGAACCCGAATACAATGAAGGTGCACATCGACAGGATGTGGGCGGACTAGTTACTACTGATAATGGAATTGCCGATCGACTGTTAAAAAATAATGACTTATACCGTGAATTAAAAGGCGATTGGACACGCACCGACTGGAACAAAAGTCGCAATGTCAAGGTCACTACCGGCCGCGAAGATGGCAAGTTCTATATCAAGCGCGAACAGTTGAATGTGGAATACATTGCCGAAGTGTGTGCCGATTATCGCAAACGAGCCGAAGCTGGTTATGTGGATCCATTGGCGCCACTCATGCCTGATGGCAAGATCGGTTACAAATGGATGGAACTGCCCGACACCATTGCCATACAAATCAGCAATGACTACTTTGGTGGCATGAGCTGGCACACCATTAAACTGGACAAGACTCTAAAAGCACAATTCTATCGAGTTGTGGAAACTGAATATCCAGCTTTTATCTGCTACCCAGGTGGCAAACTACCGATCCCAATAGATGTGCCGTATCCAGCCCGGGTTGGACAGACTGCATTTTTTCAAGGTGCCAACTTTGCACCTGCTGTGTCAAAATAAGGAAACACAATGTCAACAATGATAGCCAATGCTGATGCTCTAGTGGCATACATAGAAGCATTTACCGGAAGCAGTAACGATACAGAAATCAAACAATGTATTTTTCTGGCTGAGATGATGATGCGTAACATCGAGTTACCAGGCCTAAGAACCAACCCCTATACCACAATTGGTGTGGCCAACACTTATGGCCAAGTGCCAATACCGCCTGACATGAACAGACCCATCCTGTTCTTTTATCAAGGATCAGGTGGTGGACCAAACGGAGCCGGTCCTTGGATAGTTTATGATCGCATTGGTGATCGAGACATTATTGAACAAAGTCTGGATCAACAATTGTACTTGAATCCCATAAATGTACCTGAAGTGTATCATGGCAGTTTCAGTGAAGTGGGTCAATACTACGAATTTATTCCACAATTGACTGCAGGTGCACAAATCAACATGTACTACTATCAGACCTGGCCCTTGTTGTTCAGTCTTGAAAGTGATGGTACCACTTTAGTTGAAAACAATGTGGTATTGCAAAGTTTTCCCGAAGGTTACATTTACGGTACCTTGCACAATTATTATCAAAAGCGTAAAATGACCGATGATGCCAATTCGTGGTTGGCCAAATTTGATCTTGCCTGGGACACAGTAGAAGATCAAAACAACAAAGGCAAATGGTCGGGAGGTCACAACAAGTTGACCAGCATATTCCAACCAAGAAGAAACAAGCGTTTCTCAACAAGATAAGGAACACACATGCCCGGTTTATATGGAATAACTGGAAATACCACAGTTTCAGTTTATAACACAACAGGTCTTTACAATGTGGGTAATGGCAATGTCATAGTTGGCAATGTGAATTCGGCCAATACCACAGGCCTGTATCAAGCATTTGGTAATCCTGTAATATTAAATTCAGCACAGACCCTATACACATTGTTGAGTGAAAGTGGCAATGTTAATTTTGCACTCACAAACAGCAACACACAAGTGTTGGCCTATTTTACTGGTGCTACCAACACTTATAGCAATGCCAATGTGGCCGCTTTCATGCCCACATACTTGCCCAGTTATTCTGGCAATGTCAATGCCACCTACTTTACAGGTAATGGTTATTATCTAACCGGTATTGTATCCAGTGGCGGTACCAACTATAGCAATGCCAATGTGGCCGCATACTTACCCATATATTCAGGCAATGTGAGTGCAGCATATGTGTTGACCAACAACATCTATTATGCCAATGGCACACCATATGTTTTTGGATCCACATACAGCAATGCCAATGTAACCGCTTACTTGCCCGCCGATCCCACAATACAGGCCATACAGGCCAATGTGACTGCTGCCAACACTGCTATTGCCGGTGTACAAGCCAACTTGACTAGTTTTGAAACTTATGCCAACACACATTTTGGTACCAGTAGCTATAGCAATGCCAATGTTACTGCATATCTAGCAGCCGGTACAGATCCAACTATACTTGGCATAGATGCCAATGTCGCAGCAGCCAATGCGGCAATAGCCACAGTTCAAACCAATCTAACCGCTTTTGAAACGGCAAGCAATGCCAATGTGGGTGCTATTTACACACATGTTAATACGCTTGATGCCAACCTAGGTGCATTTGAAATTTATGCCAATGCCACATTTGGCACTAGCAATTATGGCAATGCCAATGTGGCAACTTACTTGCCCACTTATACTGGCAATATAGGTGGCAATATCACTGTTGGCAATTATCTATTTGTTGCTGGCAATGTTCAAGGTTATGCTAACCAAGATTTACAATTAAGTTCACATGCCAATGTTAACATAATAACCGGCGATCCTTATCAATGGACTTTTGACAACACTGGTAATTTAATATTGCCGGGTGGTGCCATTGTCAGCACCACCGCAACCAATGCATTATCGGCCAATATTGGTGCTTATGAGACTTATGCCAACACACAAATTGCCAGCACTAATGCCAATGTCACTGCAGCTAATGCTGCCATTGTCACAGTGCAGTCAAATTTGACCGCATTTGAAACTGCAAGCAATGCCAACATTGGCACATTGTATCTAGGAAATATCGGCACACAAGCAAACTTAGGTGCATTCCAAACTTACAGTAATGCCAATGTGGGTGCTATTTACACACATCTTGGCACATTAGATGCCAATGTAGGCGCATACGAAACCTGGGCCAATAGTTATTTTGGCACCAGCAATTATAGCAACGCCAATGTTGCTGCTTATCTGGCTGCTGGCACAGATCCCACTATACTAGGCATAGATGCCAATGTGACGGCTGCCAATACTGCCATTGTGTCAGTTCAGGCCAACTTGACTGCTTTTGAAACTGCAAGCAATGCCAATGTGGGTGCTATTTACACACATCTTGGCACACTAGATGCCAATGTGGGCGCATTTGAAACTTATGCCAATGCCAATATTGGTTCTATTTACACTCATCTTAATACTCTAGATGCCAATGTGGGTGCATATGAAGTTTATGCCAACACACAGATATCAACCATAACAGCCAATCTTGGTACATTGTATCTAGGCAATATTTCAACTCAGGCCAATCTGGGTGCATTTGAAACTTATGCCAATGCTAGATTTACAACCGACAATGCCAACATTACAGCAGCCAATACTGCAATAGCAACATTGAATGCCAATGTTGGTGCATATGAAATTTATGCCAATGCCAATATTGGAACATTGTATCTTGGCAACATAGCCACACAGGCCAATTTGGGTGCCTTCCAAATTTACAGCAATGCCAATGTGGGTGCAATATACACACACCTTAACACGCTTGACGCCAATGTGGGTGCATTTGAAACTTATGCCAACGCCAATTTTATAAGCGGCAACATTATTAGTACTGCTCCTGTAACTATTCAAAGTAATATTGCTACTGGACCGGGTATAGTTAATATCAATGCTTATTCGGGGCAAATTACCGATTCTGGTATCATAACTCTAACAGCTCACAATATAGAATTGGCAGCTTACAATGGTGTTCAAATTGATGGCGGATCATTAATAGTTAATGCACAATCTATACAATTAAATGGTAATACCACTGTGGCTAACATTACTGCTGCTACTGGTATCACTGCCAATTACTTTTATGGTAATGGTAGTCAATTGACCGGTATTGTGAGCAATTATGGTAATACACAAGTGGCAGCATTTATTGATAATGGTTTAAATCCAGCTTGGTTTACAACTTTAAGAGCTGATGGTGCTGTTTCACTTACTAACAATGTAACTGTGGGCGGTTCAGGAACCATTGCGGCCGGCACACCCGCCTTGTGGGTCAATGCAGGCGATTTGCTGGTTCGTGGCAATACTCAATCCGGTAATTTAACTGTACAAAATACTGTCATAGCAAACAATGTGATAGCCAATGCCAATATCAAATCGGGCAATATTGCTGTCACCAGCACAGTATCCGGCGCTGCATTTACCTATGCCAATGGTGTTAACATTTTATCCAATGTACAAGGCATTTATGGTAATGCCAATGTGGCTACTTTTTTACCAGTGTGGTTAAATGGCAATGTAACAACGCTCGCAAGTCCATATAATCAAAATATTGTATTGACTGCTAATGGTAATGCTGCCACATTATCAAGCATTACTCTTGACAGTAACATAGCCGATGCCAATGGCTATATGAGTCTTTTGTCTACTAATTATATTACCCTGTTGACCGGCAATATAAATTTAGTTACTTCCGGTCAATCATACAACACAATAAATCTTCAAAACTATTTGGGTAGTACGAATCTTTACACTGCCAACATCAATGTGCGTGGTTCAGGTACTGCATCAAATGTTTTTATGTTGGCCAATGTCAACATCAACTCAGCTGCTGATGGTTCGGGCGGATATATTAAAGTGGCCAATACTGCCACAGTGGGTAATTTGATCACCACATCGGGTGTATTCTGGGCCAACGGTGTGGCTTATAGCACAGGTGGTGGCATTTATGGCAATACTCAAGTTGCTGCATATCTATTGACCAATACCGGTAACATACAGGCCAATTTGTTTACGGCCACAGATGGTTTATTTTTAACCAATAGCAATATTGGTGCATTCAGTTATGGTACACTAAGTTATGCCGATGTAGACATATTTGCCAGCTATTCAACCAGTCAAAACAATTATGCACAACTGATCATGCAAAACACCAATGCAGGTGGTTCGGCATCTACCGACTTCATTGTGTCAAACGATCGGGGCAATGCCACTGCATTTTACGGTGACTTTGGTATCAACAGTTCAGGCTTCAACACCGGCACTGGTAGTCTTGGTTTGCCCAATGCCACTTATGTGTATGGACAAAACAGTGACCTGGTATTAGGCACAACAACTGCCAATGCAATACATTTTGTAACCAATACCGGCGCAACAGATGCAGCAACTATCTATGCTAATAATGTTAGTGCATTCAGCAACATCATTACCACTAATGGCGTATATTGGGCAAATGGAGTTGCATATTCTACCGGCAATGGTGGAGGTGGATCCGGTTCTAGCATATCAAATGGAGCAAGTAATGTCAGCATTGCCAGCAGTGGTGCCAATGTGTTGATATTTGCCAATACCGGAATTATTGATGCACATTTGACCACTGGAGCATTTATATTGCCCACAGGTGGTAACAGTGCAAGACCAAGTGCCAATATTTCAGGCATGATAAGATACAATACTAGCACTGGTAATCCTGAATGGTTTAGTAGTAATGCCAATGTTTGGTATAACTTCAGCACATCATATACACCACCAGCCGGAACATATACCATGAGCTATGTGATTGTGGCCGGAGGTGCTGCAGGCGGTTTATCAGGTGGTGGCGGCGGTGGAGCAGGTGGATTCATTTCGGGCACTGCACCATTAACAGTGGGAACTACTTATACTGCTTTAGTTGGTGGAGGCGCTCCAACTCCGGCTTCAAGTCCACAGGCAGTTGGTGGCCCGGGTGCTCCAAGTAGTTTTACCGGTATATCGCCAGCAGCAGTGGGTGGCGGTGGCGGTGGTTTCAGTTCTACTGCTGGTGTTAGTGGTGGATCTGGAGGTGGTGGCCAAAACACTGGAGGTTCTGGCACTGCTGGTCAAGGTAACAATGGTGGATCTGGATATACTAGTACTCCTTATGTGGCAGGTGGCGGCGGTGGCGCCAATGCAGTGGGTGTCAACGGAATATCAAGCAAAGGCGGCAACGGTGGAGCAGGCAAAGCCAATCCAATCACAGGATCAACCATAGGACAATTATGCGGACCAACATATTATCTAGCTGGAGGCGGTGGCGGAGGCGGATATAATGGAGCTGCTGCTGGCAGTGGTGGTCTTGGTGGTGGTGGAGCAGCAGGTGGTCCTGGTGGAACTTGTGCCAATGGATATGCAGGCACAGTCAATACCGGAGGCGGAGGCGGAGCTGGTATTTACAACAACGGACACGGCGGAGCTGGTGGATCTGGAGTAGTTATTATCAGTGTGCCAACTAGTAATTATTCAGGCACTTATACCGGAGGCGCCAATGTATCGGTTAC